CTTCTGGCTCTGTATCATTACTTTCTGGAGCAACTCCTGGAGTTCATTGGGGTCCTGGAGGAGCATTCTATCTTCGTGCTATTAGGTTTGGAAATACAGATCCAATGTTGCATTTATTTAAAGCAGCAGGGTATAAAATTGAAGATGACGTAGTGTCAGCAAACACCTCAGTAGTATATTTTCCAGTAGCATCTGGACATCCAAGATCTGAAAAAGATGTAAGTCTTTTTGAAAAAATTGGTTTGGCAGCAACTGCTCAAAAGTATTGGTCCGACAATGGCGTATCTGTAACTCTTTCATTTGATAAAGAGTCAGAGTCTAAGCATATTGCTCCAGCACTTCACATGTATGAAGGTCAACTTAAAGCAGTATCATTTTTACCAATGGGTAACAAAACATATCCCCAACAACCATACACACAAATTACAAAAGAAGAATACAATGCGTATGTTGGAACAATTGGCAAAATTGATTGGTCTGCTATTTACGATGGTAAAGACAATCTTGATGCTGAATCTGAAAAATACTGCTCAACAGACGCTTGCGAAATTAAACTATATTAGTCTTCATCCTGCTATAATAAGAGGATAGGAGAAATATGACCAACCCGTCTAATTTATATGCAGAAAAGGTGTTTTCAGAGCACCCCCTAGCATTATGGGCATTAGATAGAGCAGTTGACTATATAAACTTAATAGATTCAGATTATCAGGATATTAATGAATCTTGGACGGTAACTGGCGGATCTGCATCTTTAGAAACATTAGATGTAGATGCACCATTTCCAGATATAGAAGTAAATAAATTAGAGGGAGATGTACCACCATCTGGAACCTCAGACATTATTTGTATTAGTCCAGACTTAGTAAACTTTGAAGATTTAAATGCAAGCCTTGGCACCTTTTGTGTTGGTGGTCATGTTTATATTAATAGTGAATATGTAAAGTCTGTTGCTATTGGATTTGAATATACAGATACAACAACTTCATCTACAGTTCAAAAATTAAAAACTTATGAGATTGAAACAGGCAATACGGACTCTTGGATATTTGTTTCTCAGACATTCGAAATTGAAAGTGAAAACACAAACCTTAGAGCGGTAGTAAAAATAACATCTTATACTGGCGGATCTACACCATCTGATTATTTATATTACGTTAACGGTATTACCGTTGGTCAATGGTCAGAAGAGTTTAATACTCAATCACTTGGTCTTACTCCAATTACCATGCCAGCAAATATTGCTCTAGAATCAGAACAGGTTGTGGCATCTCCAGCATATGGAATATCTGGTGATTTAGCATATTACATTGTTTCAGATAATAAACTTTTTGCAAAAAATACAAGCATTCCATTGGTGTATGGAGCATCAAGTGTAACAACGCTTAAACCAAATCCTAATGGTGAGCCATCATTAATTATTCCAGGAAAAGGATTTTTAAATAAAGTTGGTCAACATAGAGAATATACTGTAGAATTTTGGACAAGAATAAATTCAGACTCAAGTGTTTCAAGAAAGATCTTTGGTCCTATAGCATCCGATGACGGGCTATATGTAGATAATGGATTCTTAACTTTAGTAATTGGTAAAACCTTTTCATCTCATTTCGTTGGAGAATGGTTTAGACCAATGCTTATTCAGATTAGGTTAATTAGAAATGCCGCAACATTAATATTAAACGGTGAAGAGGTAGCATCTTTAATTATAGAAACAGATAATTTAGAACTTCCAGAAGAGTATGATGAATATAATAAAAGTCAAGACTGGCTTGGCTTCTATTCATATTCAGATATAACTCCAATAGATATTGACTGTGTAGCCATTTATTCTTATCAGGTTCCATTAACAGTTGCTAAGCGAAGATGGGTTTATGGTCAGGGAGTTATTTCTCCAGAAGGAATTAACTCTGCATATGGCGGTGTTTCTGCTTTTATTGACTACCCGTTTGCAGATTACACAGCAAACTATACCTATCCAGATTTTGCTGAATGGCAACAAGGATCATTTGATAATTTATCTACAACAACCAAAGTTTTAAGAACTCCAGAATACCAACTTCCAACAATTTATTTAGATGATAAAACTATTAAAAACCTGTATACCGATAATCAAACAATACAAAGTTTAGAATCTGGTCCAGAAAATGATTACAAATTTGTTACATTTAGACCAAATAACTCCTGGAATGCTAAAACATGTTACTTTAACTTTAATAGTTTTAATCTTTTAAATAGTCAGGTAGACGCATTTTATGGTGTTTTTAGCAATCACAACCTAGATTCCGAACAAGTACTTTTTAAAATATACAACAATTTAAATAGCAACTATTTTTTAATTAAACAAATTGACGACACTATTTCTTATGTTTTAAACTATAATAATACAGAAGAAGAAATATATACTTCTGAAGCAATTGAAAGTCATCAACTATTTTCTGTTGGTATTAAGATCGACTCTTTAGTCGATACATATGGAGGAAATATTGCTGCATTTTTTGGAAATAGAAACTCGTTAAAAATTTATGTTGGAGGAGATGGATCTTTAGGCGGGACATTTTTAGGAAGAATATACTCCATAGGATTTTGCACAACAAAAAATACTTTATTAATATCTGACTATTTTAATGTTGATGGAATAGCAACATTTGATGATTTATCTATAGAAGGGGTAACAGAAGAAGAAAATGCACTTAGTTTATTTGAACACCTAGCAAGTTATACTTTATTGCCATTAGAGTCATATGGCACTTATTTCTTAGATATAGGCGTTTCTGGATCTTGGCAAGACTATTTACCATTATCCTACTTTGGACAATACGTTACAAATGATGTTGGCGATCAATTCTATGATTTAGATTTTTTACAGTTTAATGTAGGTTCTCCCTCCCCAACAACCCTAATAGAAGATGAGGTTACTTCATCTTGGAATTATCAAGATGTTTACCAAGCATATTTTCAACCAGTTCAAAGAACATATTATGATTTTGATAACCAGTTACTTACTGGATGGAACAACTATGAAGATGCTGAACAACAGGCTATAAAAACATATAGGTATGATACTAGTAATTCTGTTATAAAAAGTTATGTAACATTTCAATACATTGAAGATGGAGCAAACCTTATTGATAGTAATTTTACTACTACTCAACCAGTCCTTCGTGATTCAATTATTGATATAAATGAATATTCAGATTGGGAAACAACAAAGTTTGAAGTTATTAATAATGCTTTAATATATCCAACAAAAACAATTGATTTTAATGATTTGGCAATAGTTTATCATCTAGAGTTTAATGTTCGTGGAATTCTTAATAGACCAGTATTATTGCGTAATTTAGAGTTTGCATCTCAGGCTTTTAACGATAATTCTTTTAATCCAATTGGAACAAGATTTGGTGTAGATCTATTTCCATATAAACGGTCTGGCATTTATTTTGATTATAAGTCTAAAAATCCATATACAATTTATAAAGGAAGCACCCCATATTTATATTTAACTAAAGACTCAGGAATACAGGTTCGTGGAGACATCTTATCATTAGAAAGTCGTGGTATTTCTTTTCCAGTAAATCAGGCTTTGGCTTCAGATTATTTAGTTAGTGCTGTTCAATTATGGCTAAGATATTCAGAAGATGAGTTTCCAGCAGTTCCAACTGAGTTATTTGAAATTGTTTATAAAGGAGATACTATAAAGTTTTATTTAACAGCAGATAGCGACACTGGCCTTAGAGCAAGAGTTTTTGCAAAAAACCTATCAGACAATAGCACTCTTGATAATGTTATTTATTATTGGAATGGTCTTGTAGTTAGAGAGCCAATCCTTACCTCTAAAGAGTGGGGCGTCCTTGGAGTATCATTTGAGTCAGCCTTAGACTTTGACGAATTCCTTGGATCTATTAATATTAATGGTCCAGTATTATTTAATAACGTAGCCTACTATCAAGCAAATAATTTACAACAAATACAAAAAACAATTACTAGACCTTGGATTAGAGTAAAAACTGACGGGGTAACAAACTTTGACTGGGCATACTATAATAATAACTTTACTTGGAATCGAGCATTAATTATAGGATCATCAGACTTATATGGCGTAAACCCATCAGATGTTTATAAAACGTACTTAGGAACTAATAAAATAATATTTGATGATGATAATGGCTTGACTGTAGATTCAGATAAAATAAAAATATATCAGGATGTGACTTGGTCAATAAATACCGCTTCAGCCCTATAATATGCTATACTGATGGTTATGGATAACGAGATTCTTAAAAAAGTTGGCAATGTCCGACGCAAAGTAATAGAAAAAGACTACAATTGGGGTCTTTACGTGTACAAAAAGTCAAGCGGAGCATGGTTTACTGACGGTACTGGTAGTATATTAAACATACCATCAGAACGTGGAGATATTACAAAGATTGCAGAACTACGAAAAGTTGCTATGCACTACGGTGATGATGGCGAAGGCAAGGCAGTGTTTGTTCCTGGATTAACTAGAATTAGCGAGGAAGAGCATTCTGAACAACTAGATAGAATGAAGAATGGCTTAATTCCTTCCATGAATGATCATGGTGCTTGGGTAGCAGCACGACAAACCTATGATAAGTATGGTAGCGATGAGTGAAGATTACGTAAGGGTTGGATTAAATACACAAGAAAAGGATAACAATCCATTTTCTGAGCAAGATCCTTTTAATAAATCTTGGGATGCATTAAAAGATTTCACTGGATTAAATCAAAACTTCCGCAGAAAAACTGCAAGGAATGTTACAAAAGCAATGACATATGCAACAAATGAATATTTAGATTCTGCTAATGCAACACCATCTGGTACAGACGCAGGATCAAAGGCTATTAATCCTGGAACGGTATATAGAAATGGTTACGGACTATTTGATGTAATTACTCCTCCATATAACATGTATGAGTTAGCAAACTTCTACGATACATCATTTGCTAATCATGCTGCTATTGATGCTAAAGTAGAAAACGTTGTTGGTCTTGGCTACCGTTTTGATATTGCAGATAGAACCATGCTAAGGTTTGAAATGAACGAAGATCAAGCAGCAGTTGATCGTGCTCGTAATAGAATTGAAAGAATGAAACTTGAGTTAAAAGATTGGCTAGAAAACCTTAATGATGATGACTCATTTACTAAAACTATGGAAAAGTTTTATACAGATGTTCAGGCAACTGGCAATGGCTTTCTAGAAATTGGTAGAACCGTAACTGGTGAAATTGGATATGTTGGACATATACCAGCGACCACAGTTCGTGTTCGTCGTTTACATGATGGCTTTGTTCAAATTATTGGAAACTCCGTAGTTTATTTTAGAAACTTTGGGGCTAAAAATCCAAACCCAATGACTAATGATGCACGTCCAAACGAGATTATTCACTACAAAGAATACTCTCCATTAAACACATTTTATGGTATTCCAGATATTGTTGCTGCCATGCCATCACTTATTGGTGATCAACTAGCCTCACAATACAACATTGATTATTTTGAAAATAAGGCAGTCCCAAGATATATTGTGACCTTAAAGGGTGCAAAACTATCCTCAGATGGTGAAGATAAAATGTTTAGATTCTTGCAAACTGGACTTAAGTCTCAGTCACACAGAACACTCTATATTCCCCTTCCTGGAGATACTGAGAACAACAAAGTTGAGTTTAAGATGGAGCCAATTGAGAATGGTATACAAGAAGGATCATTTAAAGAATATCGTAAACAAAATCGTGATGATATTCTAATTGCACATCAGGTTCCAATCTCTAAACTGGGTGGAGCAGATTCTGGAATCGCAGCAGCATTATCTCAAGATCGTACCTTTAAAGAGCAAGTATCTCGTCCAGCACAAAAACATCTTGAAAAGGTTGTTAACAAAATTGTTCGTGAAAAAACAGATATTCTTGAACTTAGGTTTAATGAGTTAACTCTTACAGACGAAATTGCTCAATCTCAGATTATTGAGCGTTATGTAAAGACACAGGTTATGACTCCAAATGAGGCTCGTGAAAAGTTAGATCTTCCACAAAGAGCCGATGGAGATGAGCCTTTTGTTATGTCTGCAAGACAGGCAACTGATACCAGAGCCAATGTGGCAGGGAATCGTCAAAGAGATGCAGAACGAACAAACAACAACTCTGACTCTACAACAACCATTTCTGGTCGTAATGCACAGGGTGAAGGTAGATCATCTCAATAAATGAGATAATCATAAAATAGTTTGGTATAATGGATAACGATATGTTAATAAATAAGGCTTCCTGGGAAACTAGTGGCGACAGCGTTCGCTTATCAATGCCTATTGGCAAAGTTGATATAGAGCGTCGCATGGTTTCTGGTTTTGCTACTTTAGACAATGTTGATAAACAAGGTGATATTGTAACAACAGAGTCAAGCGTTGAAGCATTCAAAAATTTTAGAGGTAACCTACGTGAGATGCATCAGCCATCTGCAGTTGGAAAAATTGTATCATTTAAAGAAGATCGATATTTTGATCCATCAGTTAAAAAGTTTTATAGTGGAGTATATGTTTCAGCATATGTTTCAAAGGGTGCACAAGATGCATGGGAAAAGGTTTTAGATGGAACATATAAAGGTTTTTCTATTGGCGGTAACATTAAGAATTGGGATGATGCATATAACGAAGAACTAAGTAAGACCATTCGTATAATTAAAGAATATGATTTATTTGAGTTGTCATTGGTAGATAATCCAGCAAACCAATTTGCAAACATTGTATCTATTGAAAAAGTAGATGGTAAAAATGTTGTTGGTGGATATCTTTCAAAGGCAGAAATTGAAAACGTATTCTGGGATTCAGAAACTGGAATTGTTATGGTTTCAGAGTCTGAAAACGAAACAAGCCCTACATCAGGAAAAGCAATGCAAAACATTGGCTTTATTGAAAAGGGAGACAAAAATAATACAGAAACACTAAAGTTCTTAGTTGATAGTGCTAAAGGCATTAGTACAATTAAGATTACAAAGGAGGTTAGTCCTATGACTGAAACAACAGAAGCAGTGGTTGACGCTGCAGTTGAAGAAGTACAGGTCGCTCCAGAGGCACAGCCAGTAGCAGTTGAAAAAACTGTTGCAGTCGCTGAAGAAGCACCAGCAGTTGAAGAACCTGCTCTTGCTAAATCTAGCGATGGTGGTGCAGATTCTTCTGTTGAAAAAACAGAAGAGGGAGAAGTTGTTGCAACTGAAACTGTTGTAGCAAAGTCTGATGAAGTAACTGTTGAGGCAGTTACAGAAATCAAAAATTCTCTTACAAATGCCTTTGGCGATTTAGCAACAACCATTAAGTCTCTTCATGAGCAAATTGTTGCATTGAGTAAGTCTCTTGACACCGTATCAGGTGAGGTTAAAACCGTATCTGATGAGGTAAAAAATGTTAAGGGAGTTTTTAATGAGTTTGGTAAGCGAGTAGATGCCGTAGAGCACGACACCGCTTTCCGCAAGTCTGGCGATCTAGGCGAGATCGTGCAGTTTGAACCTTCAAAAGTTCAGAAATCCCTATGGGGCGGTCGTTTCCTCACATCAACCGACCTATTTAACTAAGTATAAAATCACTAGGAGGTGAAAATAATGTCGGAACAAAATAAAGACCTAGAAAAAAACTACCCAGGATCAGGCGGAGCAGGCAATGAGATTAACTCTCAAGGCGGGTTCGTATCTGGTGGCGTAGGTGGTGCAACTGGTTTAGACTCTGCAGCATCGTCTGTAGGATCTCAACTTGGTAACACTGCAACTGCAGCATTCGGTTCAACAACTGGAGCAAACGCAGTAAACCCAACAGGCGTCGCAGGTGGTATTCTAGCACCAGAACAAGCACGTCGCTTCATCGACTATGTGTGGGATGCAACAGTTCTCGCTAAAGATGGTCGTAGAGTTACAATGAGAGCAAACACAATGGAGATCGAAAAGGTCAACGTTGGAGAGCGTGTCATTCGTGCAGCAGCACAAGGAGCACCAGATTACACAAACATTGGTGCAACATTCTCAAAGGTTGAATTAACTACCAAAAAGATTCGTCTTGACTGGGAAGTATCAACTGAAGCACTAGAAGACAATATTGAAGGTGGAGCACTTGAAGATCATTTAGTTCGCTTAATGACCAATGCATTCGCTAACGATATTGAAGACCTTGCTATTAATGGCCTAGGAACAGGCGCAGACGCCTTCCTTTCCATCATGGCTGGATTCGTAAAGCAAACTCGTGGAACAGTCGGAAACGATGCACACGAATATGCTGCAACAGTTGCAGACAACAACTACACCACATCAGTAATGCAAGGCTTGCTATTAGCAATGCCTCGTAAGTATCGTGCACTTAAGAGCAATCTTAAGTTCTACGCAGGTACTGATGCTTTTGCTGGTATTGTTCGTAACAACGGTACACTTGCTGATGCAGTTGCAGAAGCATTTGCTAACCGTCCAGGAAGCACTGAGGCAAACCGTCAAGCATTCCTTGATGGCGGAGCACAAACACTAGGTAACTCACGTACAACTCGTGTACTTGGTGTAGATGTTCTTGAAGTTCCTTACTACCCTGCAGGTTATGTCGATTTGACATTCCCTCAGAACCGTGTATGGGGTTTCCAAAGAGACATCACTGTAAACCGTGAATACAAGCCAAAGAAAGATACAATTGAGTACACAGTATTTGTACGCTTTGGTATCCAATGGGAAGAACTAGATGCAGTCGCTTATGTTGACTCAGATAGCGCTGATTCCTAAGATCTAAAAGATCAAATATTAGGGCGGGTAGCGTAAAAACTACCCGCCTTATTCTTATTCTGGTATAATTACAAATAAGCATAGGAGAATTATGAATTTAACAATAGAGGAATTATCAACTAAAACCGTAATGGCATTAAAAGCATATGCAAAGAAAAATAACATTGAACTATTTGAAGCAAAAACTAAACTTGAAATTTTAGAAATTTTGGCTAGTTGGATTCCACCAAAGAAAACAGAAGAGCAAGTTCAAGAAGCAGGCAAGACAAAAAGCATGACAAATAAAATAGCGTTATACTCAGAAAGAAACCTACACATGGATAACCTAGGTGCTCTTAAGGTAGGATACAACATAGTCTCAAAGGAGGCATCCGAAAAATGGTTAACCCACAGGTTGGTAAGAATTGCACCACCTGAAGAGGTAGCATCATATTACGGTAAATAAAAATGCAAATATTACGTCTTCCACCATATCCACTTTCTGTAACTTATACAGTTCCAGATGCTAACGCAGATTACATATTAGTTATTGAAAACGTTGCAGAGTTAACAGAGATTGAAGAGTCTGTATCTTCTAACGCTAGTAAGCAAATAATTTATTCTTTAGGTGATGATTTTGTTAAGTACGATAAGTCCTATGCATTAACTATTTATGAAGATGGTGGCTCTTCAGGGGAAACACTTGTTCGTGGCGACGTTGTTGTACAAGATAATTTAGAAATTATGAGACCATATGTAGATCCAATTTCATTGGCTACATCTGCAACAGCAACAGATATTGCCCTTTACAAAGGATATGAAAATTTAGCAAGAGCCATTATTGATGCTGCAACTGGCGGATTTTATTATGATAGAACATATTTAGAAGTAGTTGGGCAAGGTAATGACTATCTACCTCTTTGGAAAAAAACTCATAAAATTTTAAAAGTATACGAAAATGCACAATTAGTTTATGATATAGATAACGTAGATGGACCAGAGTTAGTAGAATATACATTTTTAATTACTAAAGATAAAACAGCAATTACAAAAGATCCTTTAGAGGCAGTTGATGCTGTAAATCGTGCAGAAAGAAGGTATGCTCGTATTCCATTAGGCGTATCAGATTCTATTAGTATGTTTGATACAGAGGATAGTGGAAACACGCAGACCGTTGTTCCTGGAGTTGCATTTTCTGAAGGAGCAGATTATATTTTATTATTAGAAACTGGATACAAAGTTGTTCCCTATGATATTCAAGACGCAACATTAATGTTAATAGATGATATTAAATGTGGAAAATTAGATTACTACAAAAGATATATTAAAAACTATAGCACTGATCAATTTAAAATTGAATACGATAAACGTTTAATTGATGGTACTGGAAATATATTAGTAGACAAAATACTAGATAAATACAAAGAAACGATTATCCGTCCAGGAGTATTATAGTGGAAGACTGTACAACAACAGACTTTCTTTATCCAATGAAGGCTGATTTATATTATCCCATTATAACTCAAACACAATATGGACAAGCAACTAGAGAATGGTTTTATGATAGAACTATTATCTGTAATGCTACCTCTATAGGAGGAGCGGGCACTGAACAAATTAAGCCAGAGGCATTTTTACAACATGAAAACAAACTAATAGCAAGAACAAAAACAGATCCTAGAACATCCTCAACTCAAACAGATAATGCAATCACTAACATTTTAGTTACAAACATTCGCAATGCTAATGACGAAATTATTTATAAAGAAACAGCAGGACCAAGATCTGGACGTGGAACTATTTATGAAGTAGCAACAGTAGATCCTTTTAGTGGGCCATTTGGATCAGTTGAATACTTTAAAATATTATTGCGTAGAACAGAAAATCAAACTATAACAGACTAATGATAATTACAACAAATACCAAAGGCTTTAACAAACAGATGAACAACATTGTTCAATACGCTTTTGGATTTTTAGATGGTGCTCAAAAAGGTAAAACTGTTTTTTTAAAAAACCTAGGTGCAGGAACAATAGAGGCAATGGCTAGGTATGTAGATGTTTCAGCAAGAGGAAATCCAGCAGCACTTCAGCATGTTTATGAGTGGTATCAAGTTGGAAGCCCTAGTGCAAGATTGTTTGATATTAATTACACCGTCAGCAATTTAGGATTAAGTATTAATTCAAAATTTAAACAATCAAAAACTGTTAAAAAAGATTCTAACGTGCCATTTTATAATAAAGCAAAAATCATGGAAGATGGTATTCCAGTTAAAATCAAACCTACAAGATCTCCAGTGTTGGTATTTAATGAAGGTGGACAAACAGTGTTTACCAAAAAATCAGTAGTTGTTTCTAATCCTGGAGGAAGTGAGGCAAGGGGTTCGTTTGAAAGAATTATGGATGAGTTTATTTTAAGATACTTTAAGCAATCATTTTTAAGGGCTAGTGGAATATACGACTATATTAAAAAACCAACAATATTTAAGAAAAATATTAAAGTTGGTTCTAGAATGGGCAGATCTAAAGGTGTTGATACTGGCTTTAAATGGATTGCTAATGCAAAGATTGGTGTAGAATAGTATTATGGTATTAGATGTATTAAATCAAACTGGTTTTCCACCAACTTTTGTAAATGCTTTTGTTAATAGTGAACTAAAAGAGTTTGGCTTAATGCCAACTGGACCAGAACCATTTCAACCATTTTTTCCAGCACAGGTTCCTGATAGTGTCGAAGGTATTTATAATGACATCCCATTTATCAGAAATAATCCAGATACAACAGTTATTATATTTGATAGGCTTATTAGATTTAGACCAACGACATTTTACAGACATAAAAGAGAGCAATTGATATATTTTATTTATAGTCCAAATCTTTCTAAACTAATTGATACTACTAGGGTTATTATTGAATGCTTAGATAGAGAGGATGCCGCTGCTCAAGACCTAAACCTCTGGATATCTCAAAATGACATTCTTGATGAAAGCGGCAATGCTATCCCTAAAAATGTATTTTTTCATAATATAAAGGTTTATCAAGCAGACGAAAGTAGGGATATCCTAGAATTAGCCTCTGCCAGAACCCTTGCACTCAACAAACTTGTAATAGAGTATGACTATCATACAAGCGGGGCATTAGAAAGATACACATAAAACGGTGTTATAATTAACATGAGGAAACAAACGCCAAACAACTTAATATCTATTTCTATAGAAAGAGGTGAATAAATGGCATACAGTCGTGGAACATCGACCAACATTATCGTTGGCGCTGCAGCACTTTTTGTTGCAGACACAACCCTAACTCCAGGCACTCTGGAAAGTTTTGACACTGAAGAATCATTCAAGGAAACCCTTGCTGATGATGCAGGTTATACAAACGTAGGTTATACCATGAACGGTCTTGAATTACAGTTCCAACCAGACTTCGGTGAAGTACAGGTTGACCAAATTCTTGACGTTGCTAAACTTTACAAGCAAGGCATGCAGGTAAATCTTGCAACTGCTTTTGCTGAGGCTACCCTTGAGAATCTTCTTTTGGCTCTAGCATTTAACTCAGACGAACTATCTGGATCAAAGGCATCTAACGCAGGACAGGTTTTAAACCTATCAGGTGGAGATATCGGAGAATGTCCAGTAGAGCGTGGAATTGTTGCAGTAGGACCTGGCACAGGTGACTGTATTGACTCTCCATTCGTGGAACGTGTTTATACAGCATATCGTGCTTTGTCAATTGAAAACGTAACAGTTTCAGCAAAGCGTGATGAGGCTTCAATGTTTGAAGTATCATTCCGTTTGCTACCAGAAGATACTTCAGGCTCATACGGTAAGATCGTTGATCGTACCTTCGGAGACCTATTGTCTTAATAGTCTAACTATTCTACATAGCCCATGTCTTCGGATGTGGGCTTTGTTGTTTTATGATAGAATAGATTTTATATGGCAACTACAATATATAAAAGTGAAACAGCATATTTATTTGATGGAACAGAATTAGAAATAATACCATTAAAAATAAAATACCTTCGTGAATTTATGATAGCCTTTGGTAATATTAAAAATACTAAAAACGACGATCAGGCAATTGAGGTATTAGTAGAATGTGTCAGAGTTTGTATGAAACAGTACTGTCCTAAAATTTCTGGTACTGTTAAAGATATTGAAGATAATGTAGACATGCCAACTATATATAAGGTACTAGATGCTGCTGCTGGTATTAAAATTAATAAAAAATCAGAGGAACCAGTAAAAGATCAGGCAATTGGTAGTGGTCAAACTTGGGAGACTTTAGATCTTGCAAAATTAGAGGCAGAGGTATTTTTGCTGGGTATTTGGAAAGATTACCAAGAACTAGAAATATCTTTATCAATGCCAGAACTCATGGCAACTTTAGAGGTAATTAGAGAATTAGATTATACAGAAAAGAAATTTTTGGCTGCAATTCAGGGGGTAGACCTAGATAAAGAATCAAATAAAGATAAAGGTCAAAAAGAATGGGAAGACATGAAAGCCAGAGTATTTAGTAAAGGCAAGACAAATGATAGCAATGATGTTTTGGCTTTACAAGGTATAAATGCACAAAAAGCAGGGTTTGGCATAGGACAAGGTTTGGATTACGAAGACCTAAGAAAATAGTCTCCTTATGCTATAATTGACATAGCCTATATAGGAGGATACACAATGGCAACAACAGTACATGAGGGTGAAGAACTTGTTCTCATGGATGGCACAAAGATTAAGGTACGTCCACTTAAAATTTCTTTGCTTCGTCCATTTATGAAGAAGTTTGAGCAGGTGGCAGGGGTAGCAGAGGATAATGAGAAGTCAATGACTCTTCTTATTGAATGCGTACAAATTGCCATGGAACAATACAATCCAGACCTGTCTAAAGATATTGCTAAACTAGAAGAGGTCCTAGACCTTCCAACAGTTTACAAAGTTATTGAAGCCGCTTCTGGAGTTAAATTAGCAGATGCAAACGCTCTTTTAAACACAGTGCTTGCAAACAACTAAATAATAAAAGAGGTGTAAATGAATGGCTGATGTAAATGCTAATATTGGCGTACATATTGATACGTCAGCGGCACTGGCAGAACTTAAAAATCTCCAACGTCAATTAGCAACTTTTCATTCATCTGTAGCAAAAAATAGCGCTACCGCAGCAGCCGCTCAAAAAAGTTTACAGACCAACCTTTTAAATGCTATAAATGCAACTGGGAAATTTAATGCCCAGATGGGGTTGGTAAGAAGTTCTACGGAATCTTTTACTCATGCATTAGAGACTAATAAACTCTCAATGCGTGAGTATTTCCGTTTTGCAGGCGGATCTACAAAAACATTTGGAAGATTATTTAAACAAGAGTTTAACACAATTGGCAAGGTAGCCGAAGAACGTGTTAAGAAAATGCAGACCCAATATATTAAAATGGGTCGTGATGCTAGCGGTGCTATAAAAGCAATGTCTATTACTCCAAGAACTTTGGAGATGAATGACTACGCAACTAAAACAGCCATTGCAGCACAAAAACAGGCACTACTAAATCAATTATTAAAACAAGGATCTACCAACCTTTTAAACTTTGGTAAAAATACCCAGTGGGCAGGACGCCAACTTATGGTTGGTTTTACAATTCCTCTTGCTTATTTTGGCACCACCGCTGCCAAGACCTTCATGGATCTTGAAAAACAAGCAATTAAATTTAAGCGTGTTTATGGAGACGTGTTTACAACAACTGAAGAAAGTAATAAGGCTTTAGCAGATGTTCAACGACTTGCAGAAGAGTTTACTAAATATGGTGTTGCAGTTGCAGAAACTATGGAAATGGCAGCAAATGCTGCAGCAATGGGTAAAACTGGTGCAGACCTTACAGCACAGGTTGCTCAGGCTACTCGCCTTGCAGTTCTTGGTGGTGTAGAACAAGCCCAAGCACTTGAAACAACTATATCCGTTACAAATGCTTTTGGTGTAGCAGCAGAAGATTTAGCAAGTAAAATAAACTTCCTTAACGCAGTTGAAAACCAGACTGTTGTATCTATTGAAGATCTAACTATTGCAATTCCAAAGGCTGGACCAGTTGTTAAACAACTTGGTGGCGAAGTTGAAGATCTTGCTTTCTTCTTAACAGCAATGAAAGAGGGTGGTATTAATGCATCAGAAGGTGCTAACGCCCTTAAGTCAGGTCTTGCTTCTTTAATTAATCCAACTGAAAAAGCAAGCAAGATGCTTGCCAGTATGGGTGTTAATATCAAGGCAATAGTTGAAGGAAATCAAGGCAATATAAGAGAAACAGTTATAGATTTTGCTCAAGCCTTAGATACTTTAGATCCACTTAATCGTGCTCGTGCTATTGAACAATTGTTCGGTAAGTTTCAATTTTCACGTTTATCAACGCTATTTCAAAACGTAACTAAAGATGGAACACAGGCCGCTAGAGTATTAAGTCTTGCCACTGCGTCAGTTGAAGAACTTGCAATAATGTCTGAACGAGAACTTGGCGTATTAGAAGATTCAATTAGTACAGACTTTAAAGAATCTATAGAAAATCTTAAACTTGCAATAGCCCCAATAGGTAAAGAGTTTTTAAAGGCAGTTACACCAATTGCAAAAGCCCTTGGAGGATTTTTAGAAAAATTTAATAATCTTGGAGACGGAACTAAGAAATTTATTGTTATAGCAACAACACTTGTTGGTGTAATTGGACCAGTATTGTTAATGACCTTTGGTTTACTTGCCAATGGTGTTGCAAATATAATAAAACTATTTATAACAATGCGTTCAGGATTTTTAAAGGCTGGAAGTAATACCACTCTTCTTGCACAACAAACTCAATATTTAAATACTGAACAGTTAGAAGCAGCCACAGTTGCTGCATCTTTAAATCAGGCACATACAAGATTGACCCAGTCATTTGCAATAGAAACAACAGCGGTTAAATTATTACGTCAAGCATATATTGATGCAACTTTTGCAGCACTAAACTTTGCTAGAGCAAATCCAGGAATGATGATGCCAGGATTTAAACCTGGTATGCAAGGTGGAAAACCAAAAGGTTTTGCATCTGGAACAACTGGATTGCCAGGACCAAAAGGTGCAGGAGATATCATTCCAATTCTTGGTGCCCCTGGAGAAGCAATTATTCCAGCAAAAGTTGCACAAGATGAAAGATTTAAACCAATTATTAATGCAATGGTTAATGGAAAACTTCAAGGATATGAAACTGGAACAACTGGAATAAAAGTTCCTAATGAACTTAATCCAACAGGTCAAATTTATAATGCTAAAACAGCAAAAAGTGCAAAAGATATACAAAACTTTTTAAATTCTTTACAAAAAAATCCTGACGGTACTTATAACTATGTTGATCCTGAAGGTAAATATAGCAAATCAAATATTAAACCATCAATAATTGCAGAAGTTTTAAGAAAAAGAAACCAAGCAGATAAATTTACACCATATGAAATAAAAACAAAACTTGGTTTAACCAAAGAAGGGTATAAAGAATCAACTAAGAAAAAGGGAGCAACTTCTGCTCCACAAAGTATTAGAGATGTTATTAATAAGTCAAAAGAAAAGGCAATTCCTGGCTTTGAAATAGAAAAACAAGCAATACAAGATCGTTTAAAACAACAAGGTTTAGGGGTTAGACCAAGTCAATTAGACAGACTGTTCCAAGTAGATGCATCTCATATTAAACCAGATTTTGATCAATTTGGAAATAAAATATGGAATCTTAAAAATGTTGCTGCAGATGCAGGATATGTAAATAATTATATATCAAATTCACTAAAGGGAAAACTTGGACAACATTTATCACAAATGTCTCCAAAACAACTTCAGGAATTAGGAATTGATCCAGGTCACTTTAAAGAATTATATTCAAGTGGAAATAGAGGTATGGGAACTCACCCAGTTTCTGCGGGACAAGCAAAAACATTACAAGCCGTTGCACGTTATGTAATTAGTAAACCAAAAGGTTTAAATTTAGGGAAAAATGCTTTATACCAAGCACATGCATTAGATGCTGGATTAAATGCTAGAATAAATCAAACTGGGTTTTATAGTTCTGGTGGTCCAAGAACTCTTGAAAAACTTCAACTTGCTTTAACTCCAGGAGAGCGAGTTAAGTATAATGATGGACGCAACAAAAATGTAACCAACCAAACAGGAAAAAGAAAAACAAGTAATATAAAACAAATTGGTGGAAGCACTACAGATACAAGAATTGTTTCTGGAAAAAATATTAAAAAGGTTACTCCATTTAAATTTAGAGGTTTTAGTCCTGGACCTTTTGCATTTGGTGCAGCAGGTGGTATTGACAAAAATGGTGTTATAAGTCAACCAGGAATGGCTGTTTCTGAAATAGAAAAACAATTCCGTGCCGAGCAAAATTCACTAAGACGTAAAGTTCAAAAAGTAGAGAGGGATAGAATTCGTGCATTAAAAGAAGAAACAGTTGCAACTCAGAAAAAAACAAAGGTAGTTAATGAAACGATTCCTTTAACAAAAGAACAAATAAAACAACAAAAAGAACAATCAAGACAAATGAGATCACAAGCAATTGGTAGAGTTGCAGGACCAACAGCAGGACTTGCAGGTATGGCTTCTATGGGTGCATTTATGACTGGCAATGTTGGTGCGGGTACGGCACTAATGGGTGTGTCTGCAATTGCTTCTATTGCCCCTATGTTAACAAATCCACTTGCAATAGCAGTTGCAGCAGCAGCCGCACTTGCTGGAGGATTTTTCTTATTAAATAAACGAATGGCTGATGCAAGAAAAAAACAAATAGAATATATTGACTCTGTAACATCAGGAACCAAACAAATGCAAAAGGTTGGTGAAATAACTGGAAAAGTTGGAGCATCACAAATTGCACAAAGACAAAGAGAAACTGGTGCAAGAACAAATGAATTTAGAACGGGATATGATCGTGAAGATAATCAGTTTGGAACTAATTTCTTAGCATCTGATATTGGCAAAGAAATATTTAAAGGATTTAATGACACTGTAGCACAAGACGGACCAAAGGCTGCTAAATTATTAGCAACACAACTTGCAACTTATATTTCTGATGGAGTCATGTCAGCAGAACAAGCAAATAGTGTAGCAAGAGCAATTGGTATTAATCTTGGAGATATGTCTATAACTTCACAAATAAATGGCACATTAAGAGAACTTGTTGGTCCAGACGGACAAGATTTATTAAAAGATCCGCTTAAAGTAAGAATAAATATTGTTACTCAACAAAATGAAAACACCCAAGATTTTGTTGATGTATTTCAGGCAGAAAGTGGAACAACTACACAGTCGGATAGGGCAAGAATGGGTTATGTTTCTGCTGCTGCTGTCTCGGCAACAAAAAGTTTACAAATAACACAAGCACAAAGAGATGCTCAATATCAAAATAATCAAGCAATTATTGATGGTTTAGAAAAACAAAAAGCAGCAACTACAGACAAAGTAAAACAATTACAATTAGAAAATCAGATTGTTAATGCAAAAACAAAACAAAAATTAGAAGATCAAGTTCTTGCAGAAAAGAATAAACAAAATCTTAAAACTGTAGAAGACAATTTTAAAAAAATAGATCAAGAAGCAACAAAATACGGAGATACATATATAGCAACTTTACGTGATAGTATTAAAATAAGTCAAAAAGATAATCCATTTAAACAACAATTCCTTGACGCAATGTCAGATCTAAAAGATGAATCACTAGAGGTTAAAATAACAACAGCAGTAGAGGGTGGACTGTTAAGTCCAAAAACAACAATAGATTTAATAAATATGTTTGCGGGAGAAAAAGATTCCGAAGCAAAAATTAATAATATTATAAATACAACATTAACATCACAAGATCCAGGAGTTTTTGCAACTTATATGAGCATTGTAAGTGGTAAAAATATAGATTCAAAAATAAAACTGGAAATTTTATCAGATCAAGAAAAATTTGAAGACAGGGTAAATGTTTTAAATAGATTAAAAGATCTTGATGGAGACGCTATAAATCTTGAAGTTTTAGTAAATGAACTTGATACTGAAGGTTTAGATAAACTTGCTAAAAGTTATAGAGCAATAGAAAATATTAAAGGTCCAATAACTTTAAAAACTATAAATGAAATAAAAACAATTACAGGTGATGAAGGTTTAAACATGTCTGGTCTAGTTGATATTTGGAGTAAATATGAAAATTCAACTGATGAAATAAAGAAAACGGTAATACAAGAATACATTGCTATTTATAAAAGTATTGGTGATAAAGAAGTAGAAGATTTAATAAAAAAAGAACTCTCAACTGGTGGATCTCCTGACGGATTAGAGCGTAAACAAACAGCATTAAAAGCAAAATATTATAACAAAGATGGTACGGTAAATGCCCCAGCAGTGGCAGCCGCATTAGTTTCACAACGGGGTGCAAAAGCACCAAATGAAATTCCAAAAGGACCCCAAGATCCTTTAGATTCTGGATCAAGAGATACTACACTTGATAATCTTTTAAGGAAATTAAAACTAACAAGAGATGCAAGCATTAATGCTCAAGGAGGATTAGAAGAACTTAGAAGGGTATTTAAAAAGTCAAACGGAGATATAACAAAGTTTTCAGGAGTTATACAACAACTTAATGCAGCAGGTGCTGACACAGGCTTTATTGATTTTGTTTCTAGTCTAGACAATGAAACTCAACGGGTATATCTTAATACCGAACTTCTTAAAAAAGGAATTGTACAACTCACTAAAGATGGTAAAATCGCAATGGACTTATACAAAGAAGCAGCCTTGGGTGCTTTTCAAGAAGATGCAGATTCACAAATTAGAAATATAAATGCACAAGTTGATGGTTTTAAAAGATTAACTGCTGCTGGAGTTGGTGTTGCAGATAGTATAAAATTAATAGCAGATGCAGAATTTATGAGATCACTTTCTCAAGCAAAAACTATTAAAGAACTTGATGCTTTAATTAAAAAAAATAATGAGTTAAAACAAGCACAAACAAATCTATTACTTGCTACTGATCCAACACAAGCATTTAAAGACAGAATGGAAGAAAGTTTAAAATATTATGATTTTCTTGAAAGACAGGCAAAGGCTTCTGTTAAATTAGAGATTGATAGAATAAATGATCTTATTGATGCAAATGAAAGATTAATTCAAACACAAGAAAGATATATTGAAGAAAACATTAATAGAGTAATTGATCAATTTAATCAAGATTTAAATTTAATTGATAGATCTATTACAAAAATTAATGAAAAGTATGATGCACAAGAAAAGGCTCTTCAAGAAATATCAGATATTAATAATGATATTGCTGAACAAGAAAAAAGAAAAATCTCAATTGCGGATGCTTTAACTCAGGGAGATATATCTGCAGCAGCAAAGGCTATACAAGAAGAGCGACAAGCCGCCGCTCAACGAGCACAAGAAAAAAGTTCTAAACTTTTACAAATTGCAAGAGAAAAAGAAATTGCTAAAATAACAAATGCTAACGGTTTAACAAGAGTACAAATTGAAGAAAAAATATATTCTCTTGAACAAGAAAGAATACCTCTTGTTGCTAAAATTTTAAAACTACAAGATGATAATTATAAACTTCAAAATGTTACATTGCGTGCACAGGAAGATTCTTTAAAGGCAACACTTAAGGGTATTGATGCTGCAAGGTTTGCATATGAACAACAAGTAATTGCTATAGAGGCAGCACAGTATGAAGCAAACGGTTTTAATGGTATTTTATTAGTTGCTGAAGCCACACTCTTAAGAATGAAAGCCATTTGGGATTCACTAAATTCAAAGTCTGCAATAAAAACACCAACTGTTGCAACTGGAACTAGTCAAGAAATTTTACAAAAATCATCTTTGGCTAGTGCAAATAAAGAGTATTTTGAAAAACAAGTATTTCCCGCAGTTGAGTCTGGCACTATAGGTGGCAATGAACTTAGGGATTATGCAAAAGCATATAGTCAGGCTTTTAAGACAAACATAATACCGTTAGCAAGAGGTGGTATGGTTCCTAAATACTATGCTTCAGGTGGATACTCTAAAGGTACCGATACAATTCCAGCAATGCTTACCCCTGGAGAATTTGTTGTTCGTAAAAATGCCGTTGATTCTTTTGGGGTAAATAGTCTTAATAAAATAAATGATGGCTCATACGGAGGATCTTCAGTGTATAATTATAGTCTAAACGTTAATGTTAAATCTGATGCAAATCCAAATGATATTGCAAGAACAATTATGACACAGATTAAACAAATTGACAACCAAAGAATTAGAACTCAAAGAGGGGCATAATGGCAACCGCAGCATATATTTCGGGTAGAAAGAGATATCAGAGACCACAGGGCATCCTTTGGTCAGAGAATGCTGGAACTCTTGTAAACGGTCTTTACGTGCCAACTGGACAAGAAATAGGGGCAGATCCAGCCCTTACCTCTGGTGGTGTTGACCAATTTTTAATATTGTCAGATCATAATAGAGCAGAAATGTCATTTAACTCAGAACGAATTGAAAAACGAGAAAGAACTATCAATGGTAGGATGAGGTCTTATCATATTGCAGATAAACTTACAATGAATGTATCTTGGAGTAATTTACCATCCCGTGGATATTCTGAGTTAGCAGACTTTAGTTCAACTGGCTCTTCACCAAGTAAAAATACAACTGGAGAGTTTACTTCAGATGGTGGAGCAGGCGGAGTAGAAGTATTAGATTGGTATGAAAACCATCAAGGTCCATTCTGGATGTTTTTGGCTTATGATAAATATAAAAACTTTGGAACAGATAATTCATCATTTAATAACTTAGGAAAATATAATCAAATTATTCAAGTTTATTTTGCTGATTTTAACTATAGCGTAGTAAAACGTGGTGGGACAAACCATGATCTTTGGAATATTTCGGTAACGCTGGAAGAGGTCTAAATTGTTTGTTGACGAAGCATTAAAGACCCACTTTGAAACCTCTGCAACAATAAAACTTCAATCATTAGTTCTGGCTGAATGGAATATGAACATGCCAGATAATATTTTTTATGTTGGTAATTATAGATATAGACCAACTGATACAGACCCTAAGTTTAAAACTCTTCCAATTTATTTTGACCAATTAGATGTTGGCGACTACTACACAGATGCAACAGACTCTGAAGTATCTATAGATGGCGGGGTAGATGACGAAGACTCCCCACAATTATTTACATCGATAGAACAAAAGAGAAAACTACTATACTCATTAGAAGATTGTTTAAAGCCATTTAGACCAAGATCTGGAATTAACAAGCCATTATTTTTTAGATCTAACAAGCAGTATCTGGCAAACTCTGGAGCATCCTTAGCCCAAAGACCAAGATACTATATGTCATCTAGATATGATCAATTTAAATACTGGAACTCATATAGAAAAGAAGAAGGTTTGGAAAGAGGTATTGCAAAAGTATCAGGTGGTCAGTATTACATTGATGATGCAGTACCGTTTGTAGTATACAAAGAACAAGTTCCTGCAAATAGAATTGTTATAAAAATGCAAACAAATGTAGGGGATGTTGACTTAGCCCCATTTACAAATTTTTCTTCAACATTTGCAGACCCTCTTTATGGAGATATAAATAAGACAACACCAAAAAGATGGAAAATTCAATACCTTAAAAATAACAATTGGGTAGATGCTTACTCGTTTAACGAAAATTCTACTAGACTAGATGGAACCCCAATCATTAAATCAGATGGATATATAGAGTTAGAATATGGGTTAATTATTCCAGATAGGTATAAGGATAACTTTGTTTTTGCAGAAACATATTCATCTGAAACATTACTTCCAGAATCATCTATAGATGGATATGCGTATTTTGTTTTAGAAAATGAACTTAGTATTGGGGCATTTTTTGTTTGGAGTGATGAGATTTCTGATTATGAAACATTTGCACCAGAGTATGGTTGGACATTAGGATCTGAATCTCTTAATGCAAGAACTAGTTTTGTTAAAGATTTTGTTTCACCTTCTTTTTTTGTAAACCCTAACACCAGTGAAACAAGATATAGGGAGTTTGAGTATATTAAAGGAATTAGAGTTGTTGCAGAAACAATGAACAAGGATGGCACAACATTTGACTTAATTGAAATGTCTCCTAGACTTGTTGCTGACATATCTGATAGTGTTATTGAGTATACTGTTCGTAAATCACTTTCTGATCTTGGAAATACTTCTTTGCCAGTTGGTCAACTATTGGCATCTACTGGAACAATTTCAATATTCGATACAGATCAAGCATTTAATGCAAATAATATAGATAGCATTATTGCTAAATATTTAAGAAAAAATATAAAATTTAATTTTTATGAGCAAATTGCTGATGTAGGTGGGGTTGAATATTATGATTTTGTACCAATTAAAACCTTATACTCTGAAGGAATTCCACAATCAGATGTCACCGCTGCTACCCTTTCTTTAGAACTAAGAGACTTTTATTTCTTTTTAGAATCTATGCCTGCTCCAAGAATGCTTGTTACTGAGGTTTCTTTAAGTTATGCAATTTCATTATTACTAGACTATATAGGTTTTGCAAATTATTCTTTTAAAAGAATTGACGGAGAAAGTGATCCTATAATTCCGTATTTCTTTGTAGCACCAGATCAAAACGTTGCTGAGGTTTTAAATCAACTTGCAGTATCAACACAAACATCAATGTTTTTTGATGAATATAATAACTTTATTGTAATGAGTAAAGATTATTTAATGCCTTCAGAGTCTATGAGATCTACAGATTTACAACTTATTGGAAATAACAATCAATCAATTTCTGGCATTATTGAAAATCAAACAGGACCAACTATTCCAAATATTATTGCAATAAGTAGCCAAGATAAACAAATATTTAATGATGGAAAAATAAACTATACAACAAGATATATTCAAAGGTCATATGGGTCAATTCGTCAAGCATCTATGATTGATAAAGAAAAAACGTGGATATATAAACCAGCATTGTTGTGGGAAGTTTCTGGAACTAACTCAACAAAAACCATAAATGAATTAGCCTCAAAGCAAGGTAATTATGTTTTAGGGGCAATGCCATTAAACTCAGATTTATCAAATTTTCCACCGACAGTTGCTAATGGGGTAGTAATTAATAATATTATAGATCTTGGAGAAAATATTTATTGGTTAACAAGATATCAAGGTTATTTTTATTCTAATGGTGAAATTATAAGATATGATGCAGCACAGTTTAACATTACAGGAACAGGAAACGTTTGGATATCTAGTAACCAAGAATATCAAAAGTATTTTGCATCTCTTCCGTTTAATGGAAAGATATATCCAACAGGTCTTATTCGTATTTTTTCTACCCCATATTATGAATCAGTTTCTGATATACCAAGATTACAGCCTGGTAATGTTTATGAACATGGTCGTGCACAATTTGGAACACAAATTACTTCGCACTCTGCTGGTATAAATTCTTATTGGTCAAACAACGATTACGTTCGTGGTTGCAATATGAGTTCTGAATACTTATTTACAACAGAAATTAATCCTACATTACCAGGAACAACGCTTGGTGCCGCTGGAATTAATAATGTGTTGGCA